CGACGAGGCATAACTGTAAGGGTACACGCTGATCAGGCGTGTCGGTTTGATGATCAACCCCCACCCGGTCGCTCCTAACACGTAAGGAGAAACCAGCATGGGGGGGTCCGGGTAGTGATCAGATGTCACCATTGGTAGGCACGAGAGCTAGAATATGCTGGGCAACACATAGTCGCTGTCTACCAGGAGGTCGTGATGCATCCCACCAATTGTGAGGGGTTCAACATCACACTACCAGGGGTCCCACGTGCACAAGTGGGCTCGGCGCGGAAAATCTCTCAACAAACTATCCCCTAACAATACCGGACATGGCATTAGGAGTTACATAGTTGATATGGCCAATGGACACTTCAGCGGAAGCCTATCATATGACGAACAATTGTTGGCAAAAACAACTCGTCAGATCAAATAGGTCACTGTCAAGTATCCATCCTCGCTGCGGCGCTAACGCTGGGAACCGCGATACACGGTTGGGTAGTCCCACGAGTTGGTTGGAGAAGGAAAATTATTGTAGTGAAAAGTGTGTTGTATCTCGCCTGATCGAAATCGCTGGACACAACGGAGGTATTTTACAAGACTGGAGCGTTATTGGGTCTTTATAAGTACGCAGCTGGGGAGAGCAAGTTGGCTTTTAGCTCTCCGAATCTATCCCGGGGGGGTTTGCACCCTCCGTCCTGTAGTGGGACGGCAACATCTGGTGGACATGCCCATATGGCACCAAACGTTGATTTAGACTTATCTCATTCCCGGACCACGGCCACCACCACCACATTATGATCAAATTAATGATCATTGAGGTAATGATGACCGTGATTATCACAATGGTGTAAATTGCTTTATCATCCATCATACTTGATTAGCTATATATACGAGTCAGCAGGGCTTGCTTACTGACTTCCTCGCCGTTTCCTATTACCGGCGACTCGTTGTACATTTGCGATGGCGCGTGTGTTACGCGCAACTGCCCGTTCGGCATCGTTAGCAGCCAACTGCTCACGTCTCACTCGATTTGCGAGTGGCCTGGTTGCTGCAGCTACAGCTGACCTAACTTCCGCGCGGTTTCGTGGAAGCATTTGCGCTCCTGCCTGGGCGATCAAACCACCCGTAGCAATCTGTTGCGCATACGGAATCGGCATTTTCGAAAGTGCCGACAACGCAGGTGTGATGTATGGTGCTGCTGCACTGGAGAAGGTCCTAATTTTATCAACAACCATCCTGAGAAAGTCACCCATCCCATTGAAGTCTACCGGCACCCCAGCTGGCATATCATGAAAGATACGAGCCAAAATCTCAAGAGCTTTGGGATCGAACGGACATGACGGCGATGAAAGGGGATAGAGGGTCGAACTTGGGTAAGGGTAAAGTTCCACAAAGAAGGTGGCTGTAAGGATCAACTTGGTCTCCGAGTGCAAACCAGTAAAGTAAGCCCCACCAGATCCGAGACTGGTCTCGTGGGTTGGCTCCGCATATGAAAGATTCTCACCTTTATGCCATGTGGAATGATCACCAGAGTGCCACTGTGTGTTACGTACAGCAGTGGACCAACCCGTTGTGAAACGGCGGCCGGTGTCAATTCCGGTGTCATGGCCGGATGAGGTGCTCGCATATGGCGGATCAGCGAATTTGAAGAATGTGTTGATGTCATCCCCATTGGCTCCACGTTCTTGGAGATTGGCTTTGCAGGAGGCAAAGGAATCAAACGTTTCACCCATGGACAAACTCGCGATGTTAGTTGGACGGTAAGGGATCATATCGTCCGCGACGTCGAAGGTACCTGGAATAAGGCATCCCCTCTCTGCTTCCCATGGTGCTTCTCCAATCTGGGTAGCCTGTGCAATGTTCACAGGCGGCGCGCGCCTTTTACGGAAGGAGCACTGACCCTGGTTAGACTGGAAGTTAACATCAGACTCATGTCCGGTGATAGCTGAAGTAGCAACATAATTCGAGTAGGGTGTAGTTTGACTACCCCTAGCGGCATCATAGATTGTCTCCGAAGCTAGATTGGTATGCATAAGAGTTTGGGTTGGGCCGGGTGAATTCTCAAACTTGTAGGTTGTGACTCTTCCACTAACGTGCACTTTCTCAGTGACATTGTGGACCTCAAAAGCCGCCCCAATGAGACGTGGGGCACCTGTTTCGTTAAAGAATTCGTCTATGCCGATGGAAGTGTAATGTGCTTTCACAAGCGGATCAAAGGTGTTCTGACCATGTTTGTTGGTACAGACGACAATTGACCCACCAGGCATTACATTCGTTTCGGTGTCATAGTCTTTCCAGCATGGTGTGCGTGGAGAGTGTGTTGGCTCAGATCCTGCAAGAGCGCAGATAACGCTGTTGTAAGATTCCCCAACCGGGGGTTCGCCCTGAGGTAGTGTGGGCTCGTTGAACTGTTGAGTTCCTAAAAGTACAGGGAATCTCTGTTTGGAGCGCCCTTCACAGTAACAGCCAGACACATTCGGCATCCACGCGAAGTGGCTGTCGAACGAATCACCTGTTGAATATGTGGAAGGCTTGATGATTTCGATCTCTTTCTTGACTGCGTAAACTACGCTCTGGCCACCCGTTGCATCAGGGAAGCCTTCTTTGAGTAGTTCAACGTCATGGAATGGATCGCATGCCATCTTGACATACGTTGCGGCTCGCGGTGTAACACCGTGTCCGTGGAGTGCCTTATTAACCCCTTTTGACAGAGAATGGAGTGCATTCATTTCTTTGCTTGATGCACCTGGACAACATGTTGCCATATTGTGTTTGTATATAGTCGCTAACTATAATTCGTTTTCTGGTCCCAATTACGCTTTCTGGTGTATGGGATACGCCCCAGAAGGAGCCGACTGTTCATCCACGTTGCCCTATTTGGCTTAAGTCCACCTGTGCAGTCTGTTGACGCTACGTGTTTATTGTAAGGTAGGGCCCAAGATCACCGTCACCACGGTTGTCCCTATAAACACTTGGTACTAAAATTAAGTTTTAGGTGGTTTAACAACGTGAACCCCATGGGCTCCGATATTGTGCTAAAAGAGTATTGTACACGCGTGGTTTGCGGATGCCGTAAAACGGTACGCACCACATTGCGTTCTGCGTTCTAGTCGTTCCTTTGACTATACGCTTCACGTCTTGCTCGTATGCAATTTGATGAGAAGGCACGAGCCCTTGCCCCTCAAACATTGAAATCCTACCGGCTTCGGTCACCGGTCCAGTAGCCTTGGATATACGATTTATGTCACCGCGACCAACCCCAGTCAAGTAGCTAATTCCTGAATCCCGCCATCGGTTATTGTTCCAGGAACTCTTCTTTACTCTTTTGTCTGGGAATTGGTTGAAAAATTCACCGTAGAGCGGTACATCGCTAAAGGCTAATCGCCCCGCGATGCCAATCATGGACATGCGTTCATCTATGTCCTTGGTCGGGCACTTATACATGGTATACTTTGTTAGCGACTTTATGCTTGGTACCATCTTCCACCGCGATCCATTGTAGAACGGATGTGAGCGGCAGAATTCAATACCATCAATGGTAGATGCTTCTCCTTCGACCTTACACACAAATCCGTGAGTAAGACAGAAGCCCATTAATGAATGCTTAAAGTCCGCGAGGTCCATTGGTTTGTAGAACTCGAGTTTTCCATGTAGTAATGCTGTTGCTATGTAAATATTACCTAGTGATGTATTCATGTCACCACTTCGGCGGCGGCCCTTACAGCCTTTGACGAGGAGTTTATATGGATTTCCCTCATCGTCTCTAAATCGTCCACGGATATTGTAGCTTTGTTGCCACGCAAGGAGTTGACAGAGCTCATTGAACTCCGTGTCAAACTTGAAAATCTTCTTGTAAAGCAGATGCTCGAACTTGACGGTGTCGATATGGACATGCTGATCAAACCTTTCGGCATCAATAGTGACTGCTCTGGTAGTTAGCTTACCATCAACAAAACACTTCAAGATGATTACGTTGTCATCACCTTGATTAATGAGCCTAAAATCAGCAACACCTTCTTCAACATCACGCCAAGCTTTTACAATATTCCAAGCTTGCTCCTCTCCGTTGTATCCTTTCTGAACCACTTTTGTGCGTCCAGTGGGATCCCAAATTCTATTAATAGCACTGTATATCTTTTTCTCAATAGCCGTTATAAAACGTGCGAGCCGCAAATTATATACAGTGCGGCTGGCCGAAATTATTCGTGGACAGCTAGTGAGCATTCCTAATAAGTATTTGAGTTCCATCCACTCTGCCTTGACAAACCCGTCTGGCCAAGCATCTTCATGGGTCAATTTATAACAATCCTTATACAGTGGTTTGATCTTATTAAAATAGTCTAAAGCTTCTTGGTACACCTTCTTCTTGTCAGGTGGGCGGCTGTCAACCACCTCTTCATTGGATAGGACTGTACAGATACCAACGAGCTCAACTATTTGTTTACTGTAGTAATTATGGTCGTCCCATACTTTAGGAACAGGTTTTGGTGGATCTTCTAGGATAGGGAAGCCATCGGTGTCAAAGACCATTTTTCCATTGATCTTCTTTGGCTTGAAAAGTACCCTCTCCATGAGTCCACACAATCCTTCTTGTAATCTATTTTCAAATATAATAAAATCTGGCCCATTTGCGGGGGCCAGACCGTAAGCCTGGCAATTTGCCCTGCCATTTGGCTCACGGGTTTTACCCTTAGTTCGACGTATTTGAATGCGCATCTGACATAAGGCACTATTAAGATAGTTTCGCCTTTTCTTAAGGTCAAACGATTCACAAGCTATAGGGCACCATCAAAGTGGGCTACATCCCGAGTGACTTTTTCCTTCGTTGATACGGTCCTTCCGCAACCTCAGCATGTCCTGCAAAAGTGCATCTTCACCGTTTTGGATAATCAATCGAGACACAACCTCGTTATGTATGGCATTCCTGGTCTGGGTATCGAGGTCCAGTTCAGGGTCCTCTGCTTGCGCTTTCACGACAGTATTCAAATAGTGTATAGTTGAATCTGCTCCAGTGGCTAGGGTATTCTTGTTGCCAATCACATCATAAGACATATCATACACTTCGTTGACCAGGGGTATCAGTGCCCTGTCGTGTAATCTGTTTGCCTCGTGCGTTTTGGTAACTTCTTCGAATGAACGGCCAAACCAGCCATTAGTCCACACGAACACCGCATTATCCCACTGATCCCCTTCAGTAAACTCAGGGAGTGGCGCTACGTTATCTAAGGGGTGGGGGACATTAAATGCAGAATCTTGTCTGTATCTATGTCTTTCATCGGGTATGGGTACCAGGGATAGTGGTTGAGGATCACTGACGCGCTCGTAGCCGCATCCAGTGTCTCCACTGTAGCCAGGGGTGAGTAGAGGGTACATGCTTTCGGTGGCAATTGGTCTGTCAGGCATGTTATCCTGAATGTTCCGCAAAGTGTGACGCGGTATCCAGTCTGCCTTGTACAACTTTACGTAGTTATACCAACCTGCCAATCCACGCATGCGTTGTAGCCGTCCGCCCCACTGGTGTTGGAAGGCGCTGTCCTTGCGCGCTCCAATACTAGTGCCAGTGGGGTTGTGCCCGCATGCATATTGTCCTAAACATGTATCTGCAAATAGACCTGGTTCAGATCCATCTGGGTGTTGCTCCTCTGCAGTACTTTCCATACTCTGATGTAGCGCAGGGAATCGAATCACTGTGCGCCCTGAGTGTGGATTGGTGCCTGTACTGGTCACCTTTAGCCTACCTGTGCAATTACAAAATCCAACTAACTCCTCAAACAAGTCCTGTGCTGTATTACCAGGCCTGTTATCGAATGGCGAAGGGTCATCCACACCAAGGTCGTTTCCAGGTATCCATGTTCGATGATACACCCGTTGTTTCTCCTTAGGTTTCCAATTCCTCTCACGGCTTCCATAGTTTTCCTTAACAATGGAAGTCCTGCTTGCCGCCAATCGTTGCGCTTTGGTGAGACCACCAAGGTCCATGGGTGCCTCTTCCTCTTTATCTGCGCTTGGAATATTTTGCATAGTGTAATTTAATTCATGTCCATATCTTGGTCGTCCTTGCTCATAGTACGTTGAGACAACTCTCGTGTTAAGGCACTGGGGGTATGGTTCATTACTCCAATCCTCCCGGTATTCCTTATCGTACTGTGGTGCTGCTTTACCAGAGCCAGTTACATTTGTATAGACACCAATTCCTGATGCTCCTGTCATCACCCTTTCACGCAACATCCTCCATGTTTTCCTAATCCGCTTGATCTTAAACTGCTGGGCACGCTTTAGGCGTGGTGCTTCCTCAGAGTAAATCGGACGTCGAATCTTCATGTCAGTATGCTTGTTAGGTGCTGCTCTCCTTCCGGGGACTGCGTTTTGCCTTGACTCAAACTCTCCCCACGAGGAGTTCAAGTCCACTACGACTCCGTTCTCGAAGTCAGTAAGGACATCAGTTGCACGACACATCATCTTGCCAACAGTATAAGCTGTACCTGCTGTTGCAATTGCGGCGGTGCATAAGCCCCCCGTGACGATTAGATCGGCCGCGGTGAGTCCTGCTATCCCTACTTGGTCGGTGATCTCATCAACCAACCAAAGGTGCGCCATGGCGGTAACACTTGCATATGTGCCCCACCCTGCTGCTACACCTGTGACCAACTTAGTGGTCAAAACTTTTGAATCATAACTCATTAACGGCACTGCGTCGATATAGCGTGCCATCAGGTCTTCTTAAGTTGTAGGTTCATGGCGGTCGATTTTAAGGGGAAGGGACCCGCAGTTTCCCCCCCCCCGATGGCTATCCATCAGATCACGGTAATCCATGTCGTCAGGAAATGGGTAAGGTACACCAAACAAGACCAAAGATACAACAGACTGATGTCCACCAAGTGGTCCACAGCTACCTATTTAAAGGCCGGCCGTGTGGATTTCGTTCATCAATCACCTCATGAGGAGCCCGTCCCCTGTGTCGGCTGTTATACTAAGAATACATGTTTGGCTATCCGCAGACGCTCAAAGATTGACACCTCCCTAGGAGTCCAGCAGCTACAAGCACCTAAATTACCGTCAGCCAGTGAATCAAACTTGCGCACCATAAGCTCACCGGCGGACCGGGCTCTGGCAAGTTTGTTAGACCTGATGATGATACTTTGAGTGCATGCTGAATCTCATATGTCAACTAAAACACGCCTGGTATAGCACATGGTACAAGGTCAGTGGAACCGAAGCCACCACTAATTGTACACCATATGCCATACGTGCCCCCCCGGCCATGTCACACCCCCAGACCCCTCCCTACAAGGATC